CGCTGCGGCGAAATAATCGTCCTCCACATTTGCGCCCATAACCTGGTCAATATTGGGTAATCCTGGTGCGACGTCGTCATCACTGTCTTCATAGGTATCATCAGACAGTTCTGACAACATGTCACGATCTTCTCCGGGACGAAGGGGTGTCTCGGAGCCAGGCAATGATTCATCCTCATCATCGCTACCAAGGTCATAGCGCGCGGCTATCTCGTCGAGCTCATTATAATAACTAACCGCCACGTCAACCTCCTGACGGTGCACCTCGGCACTTTCATGTTTCTTCGCGAGCGTCCCTGGATGAGTGAAGTGACTAGATGACTTATGGCGTGTGTCAAATAAAGGCTGGTTAGAATACCTTTTTGTTCTAGTCTTTACATCATCGGAGTTCGTGGCCTCGCCGTGGCTACCATTTAGTTGGTCATTGCTACTGTATCCACAGCTTTCGTAGTGGTCTGACTTGTCTACTGCAAAGACATCCATGCCATGTACATCATAGTAGCCGTCTTTAAACCATTCCATCCAGTCTATATCATAGTACGGGACCACCGAACCGTCCTTCCTATAACAGACACCATGCCAGTAAACATACGAAGCTGGGCAATCATCCAGAATATCCAACCATTCTCGTAGGTCTTGGTCTTCATCATCTGGATCCGGATGGGTGGTTTTTAACGTGGGGGACCCACCCACATTATCTCAAGCCAACATTTTTGCAAGCGACGTAGCACTAGACGGTAAAACCATCGGTGCTAGAGCAGCTGCGGTTGATGCTAACCCCTCATATAATAATGAATAATTATCGCGATCAGGGGTTGCTGGCTTTCGGAGAGCGATGCCTGCTAAGGCACTTAAAACAGCGCTGGCTCCGGAGATATCCTCATCATTTTCTGTGACTGAAGCCGCCATAGACTCTCCCCAAGCCTCCATGTGTTGTATGTAATCCACATGCACCAGGTCACCGGCATGGCCATTGACAACAATGAGCCACACCGGGTTACCAGCTGTGCCATAGGAAACATTGTACGTATGGTAATTGGCGACGGTGGTGTC